TTGCGATTCCGACGGGACTTGAACCCGCAACCTCTACCGTGACAGGGTAGCGATCTAACCAATTGATCTACGAAATCGTGAGAGCAGTTTTAATTCTTGCTCAGGAATTTTATTTTATTTTGTAAGAGCAAGAACTTGCTTTACGATTTTATTTTTTTCTGCTGTAACAACTGGGTCAAACCCACTTGCACCAGCCATGAGTGAATCGCCACCTTTGCGGGCTGTGCGATAGTAATCAAGACGCTCAGTTAGAGCATTTACAACGCCCCATGCTGTGCCCTTGATATTGGCATTAGTAGCAGAGTTATGATAAAGGTCATCAACAAGGAGAACTTTATTTTCCCACTTCTTGATTGAACCCTTTGCATCTTTCTCAGGCTTTGGATACAACGCATTAACAATCTTTGAGAATTGTGCGTTAGTAACTTCACGCTCAAACAACTCTTTAGCCTGTAGTTCGAATTCGTCCATGTAGGCGAAAGTCAAACCAAGAGCCTCACGAGCAGCAGCAATCTTGCCATCTACTGTTTGCGTGTGGCGAATCTTGAAAGACTGCTTTGCTTTCTTCATCGCAAGGTTAAGAGTGTTTTGGCACATTACACGAACAGGTGTAATTGCAGACTGAACTGCAACTGAACCATCGTGTGAAGTCCAAACAATTAGATAGAGTTTAGTCTCATCGGCTGCACCCTTTGGGTCAAGAATCATAGTGCGGGGAATTGACATTGAGCCATAGACCACACGACCATTCTTTAGAGAACCCGCAGATTCCCAAACGACATCAGGATTGCCATCATGAATATTATCTGCAAACGCAAACAATTCTTCATTCTGTACAGTCTTATAGCGTGAGCCAACAACTGAGAGAACATCTTTCTGCCCTGCTGTGATTGGGTTATCACGAACAACAAGATAGTTATCTGAAACTGTTGTGTAATTATCTGCAAGCAAATCGCTAACAGATTCTAGTTGCACATTCCAATTTGCAAGATTTGCACCTTGCAACATTTGTGCGGTTGTGACTGCCTCATCTTGCGAGAAAACTTTATTCGCAAAAGAGTGCCATGCAGGATTGGTACGGAGATTTACTGCAAGAGAAGCAGAACCATCTTGAATTTCTGACTTATGTGCAGAATTTCCGACGGGTGATTGTGGAGCGATGACATTGGTCATTTGAGCCTTCTTTCTGTTTATGTATCGTTATTCTATCAGACCCCACTGACATTTGTCCACTCGTAATTGCCAAGATAAACAAACATTGTCGTAAATGTCCGATTTGATCTGTGTGATAAATATCATAATGAATTTTAGGTGAATAATAATCCACAGCCTGTGGATAACCGCCACGGCGATTTTTTGCGGGATTTGTCAACTGCAACGCATTACATTTTATTATAAATAAAAATAACAAACGCAAGTATTGCAATCGGTATATAAAAAATTAATTGCAACACCCGCATTTGTTTCCCCTCATGATTAAAGTTTAAATAAATTCTGTAAGATCTCTATCTGATATCTCGTTAACGTCAACGCCTTCAGTTTCAGCTATAGCTTCCCATAGGTCCTCTTCAGTAAAATCACCATCAGGATGCCATTCGGCCAATACTTCAAATAAACCTTTACTCATAGTCTTCACCTACGAAATCATCCTGGCACCATTGGTCTAAGTGGTGCGATTCAATAATGGCCCATGCTGGAGCATATGTCTCACCTTTCCAAGATACACCTTCTGGTAATTCAATATGACGCTCCTGGCTATCTTCCCAGTATGCGTCAATTGCATCCATGCAAGGTTGCACCATTGAAAGTGGAACGGGTGGGTAATGATTGGCCCGCAAGTGCATTGCAATTGCAGACTCCATATCTAGGCCAAGTTCACCACTTGCTAATTCTGTCGCTAGGTTGCTTCCCATTATTCTGCCACCTTCAATACGGCAAAAGTGTTGCCTTCATTTAATTCATTAATAGAATTATCAACTAGTAATTGACGAGCCATGCTTTCAAGCATTGCAACTTGCTCTTCATATGATAGTGAAAGTAGCATTTTTGCTGTTGGATGATTCTCATCTACTTCTGTGACGAGATTAAGTGTGTGTTTAATTGATACTGTCATTTTTTGTCCTTTGTTAGTTGGGTTATTAAGTATATTGTAGCAGGCACCACTGACAACTAGTCTGTGATCCTTGCCTTATGCTTATTCTTGCGTGTATATTTCTTTTTTGACGGGATAGCCGTAGCAGCATTGCTACGGCGTAGCTCCTGTATTCTTTTTACCTTATCCATGATTTTACTTTTCAACTACCCTTCTACCTTCTCGATAGAATATTTTAGTGTAGCATTTACCCGAAGGCGTGTAGAGATTTACAGTAGAATATTTATCTGCAAATCCCCAGTCAATAAACTTTGCAAACTCTTTGTGTGCTTGCAATTCATCTGAGTATTCTAATACACAATATGGCTTAGTAGCCTCATCATAAGTTACAGTTATTTTATACATTATTCGCTCCAGTCTAATGTCACGCATTGGCATTTATTTATAGTTATTGTATCACCTTGCACTGACACTGTTGCGAGAGTATCGCACCCATCGCATAAGAATACATTTGATAAGTTATCTAATAGGTTACCCATTATTATTCACTTACCTTTACTGCAACTGTACGGAAAGTCTTGCGACCCCATGTGTTGCTTCCGCTATTAGGTGCAATTTCTACAAGATAGGTTTCGCACCCGTCATACCATACGGCTTTAGGGTGCTTCTCTGCAGAGATAATCTCGCCTCGCATTGTGCGGGAGACATAAGGTTTTCCTACAAGTAGGTTTTCAATTGAATATACATTTGCTGACATTAGTTGTCACCTTCCTTTTCTTTCTTGATAATTGTAGCAGATAGCACTGACATCGCCTTTTCTGCATTTGCTTTGCGTGTTGCAAGGACATGTGCCTTGTATTCTTCTAGGTTCATTTGATGACCTTCTTTCTGTTGAATACGGATATTATATCGTATCGTACTGACATTATCCAGTTTGACACGTAATAATCTCAATATGTGGAGCGTGGCATTTGTGATAAAAATCACGTAAATATACGGCGTGTCGCCTTGACACGACACGCCGTGGCAAGTTCAAAAAAAATATAGTTGAAAGTTAAACTATATTAATTTAACTTTCAACTACTTTATTTAATTTTTATCGCCAAACATTTCTAACACAATTTGAATTTCTTCATTGGTTAAATGGTCAAGCTGAATTGCATCTGCAAATCCAAATGGATCATGTTCGTTCTGCATATACTGTCTCCTTAAATTTTTTACGGTCAAAATTTAAATTATCGCTTTCAAATATGTCGCACATATTATTAACGAGGAAACGCTTAGCATCTATGCTAAACATATCGGCGGGGAATCCATGATGCATAGAATTCAATAGATAAGCGAAACGCACATAGTCTTTTCTAGTCATCATTTATTCAACCTCTTTCCATTCAAAACAATAAGAGTCTTTAACCCATAAATTTTTAGTTACATCATCAAACATAGATAAAGCCATATCTTCATCTTCTGCGTCAATATCTAACCAAACGCCAAATGTATATTTTTTCATTACGCAAACACCTCCATGCTTATATGATTAGGGTTGCAATCGCACCACTCAAAATCAAAGTCTCCGTCTTGTGAAACCCATGCGTCAGTAATTCCCTCACCTCCGCAGATTTCACAGTTACGAATTGTGTCAATTAAATCTTTCATTAGTTAGCCTCCTCTACGGAAACTTCTAACACTACCCAACCCGCATCTACATGCTCTTGGATATATTCCCATGCACGGGATTCGGATAAGCAACGAGCCAATACAGGGTGTTGCATTTTGTAATTCCACTTAGGGAATTCGCCTAGCCATGTTACTAGGTATTCTTTATTTTTTGTTAGTGTAGTCATTATTTAACCACCTTTCTTGAGCAATCGCTCTTGTGTACGAAGCAAGCGTACTGACATTCATCGCAGATACTTTCTGCGAGTCTTTCACGAACCTGTTCATAGGTTTCTAGTGAGTTTTTATTTTCATATAGTGAGTTCATTTGGAACTCCTTTCTTTTTGTTATGCCACTATTATAGCAGGGGGGTCTGACATCTACTGACCAGTAACGCCATAAATCGGACATTTTAAAATGTGACTTGTATCATGTGGATAACTTAAGCGTAAAATTTAAATGTGATGTATATCATGTGGATAAACCTGTGGATAACCGCCACGGCGATTTTTGCATAACTATGCAACACGTTGCATAAAAATTTGTGAGCAGTTTTAAAAGTTGCTCAGCTTTTTATTTTTAATCGTGATTTACAGTTTTAAAACATTCGTCCCAAAATCTATCTGAGTCAAATCTTTCGTTATCTGCTGCAAACATTTCAATAAAATCTTGCACCAAATCTTCATACACAGCAAGTGGCATCTCTGATCCGTACGAGTTTAAAATTTCAGCGGTTGCTACGTAGTCTTTTCGTGTCATCATTTTTATTTGTGTCCTTTTTAATTAGGGCGGGGACTCTAAGCCCCCGCCAATTTATTATAACATTACTTAGAAGTTTTAACCATTGCAAAGCGTTGCTGATTATTAGCAAGGCGAAGCATTACTTTTGTTACATTGTTACGCATTGGCACAAACTTTTCAATTCGTCCAGTTACGCCTGTTTTGCTTGTGGTAAATAAATCACCAATTTGATATGTATATCCTTGAAGTGTCATTGTTAGTTTTCCTTTTCTTGTTTTCTTGTTAGTTGTGTTGAGCCTTTTTGTATCTTGCTCAGGATAGTTCCCGCCACTTATTTATAGTGGCTGTACGTTCGCCACTTTTTGTGTTACTTAATTGTAACTGTTGTCCAGCGATATTCGCCATTTTCTAAAGACAACTTCACACGAGTCGTGCGGTCACTTACAGGAATAATCTCTGTGATAGTTCCTGTGACATTACTACGCTGTGTAGTAAATAGGTCTCCGATTTGATATGTCTTGTTTGCTACTGTCATTTGTTTTGTCCTTTTCTTTTAGGTGGTTATTTTCCTAGTATAGCACTAGGGTCTGACATTTTGTCAAATCTAGAGGATTTCGTCTGGGTCGAAATCTGGTGTTTCATCAAACTGAAATTCATCTGAGTTTTCTTCTTCCCAGATGTCGTTTTGTTCTTGTACGAAATCGAGGGGGTCAAGAGTAGAGGTCTTTTCCCAAGAGTAAATATATGTCATTTATAGTTTTCCTATTCTTTAGTGTTTTGCGAAATCTTTTTTACAGCCAGCATATGGGCAGTAATAATGATAAGTTTTTTTATGATGATAGTTATATGTAGTTGTAGATTTAGCGTCTGCGATAGTTGGGGTTATCGTTAATACTAGTCCTAGTATAATCGCTTTAGTCGTTGTTGTCATTTAGACCGCCGTTCTTGATGTCAATATATACAGCATAGCATAGGGGTATGACAATACCCGCTAGGGCTAGCTGAACTAGCGATGTGATTATTCTCACAGTCATTACTTAGCCTCCTTGCATAGGATACTGGTGTTACCCATGTAGCGGTTAAGACCATTAACGAAAGTAATTTTTTCATTACAGTAGAAGCAAGTACCATCTTTAGACGGGAAGTGTAGGATAGGTGTTAGGCTATCCGCTGGATTATATAGTGAGTTCATTAGAACTCCTTTCTTTAGAAGTAACCTTTACTTCTTTATCTTTATAGTAGAACTATAGCATAGGGGTCTGACATTTTCAAGTCGCAAATCGGACATTTTGCACATTATTTATGTGATTTAGACCACATTTTAGAAAAATTATGCATACAAATCGGACATTATGGGCACACTATTTTTTTTATTTACTTCTAAAAAAATGTGTATCATACAAAATAAATACCCATTAACATTTTGATCAAAAGTGATTTATGTGTGACATAGATCACACTTATTAAATGGGGGATTTTGGATTATTTATTGTTTATAGCTTTACAAAATACACTATTTTTTAATTATTTTAGAAATAATGCGATTAAAAATAGTTTTAAAAAATTTTTCAACTTTTTTTTCTATCAAATCAGCGGGATTAGGACCTTTTAGATCTGCATTATGATAATCCGATGCAAAATAAGGTCCAAATATACGCTTGGTTTGATGTCTTGGGCTCATACATCAATTATACTATGTTTTTAATACATTGCAAGAGGCTTAACATCGCCTTTATAACAAAAAATTCCAAACATATATCTTTTTCCATCTGTAACAGGTGCTACAGCATGCATTAAATGGGTCGGGTAGTATACAAGATCTAAAGATTTAGGTTTATACTTAAAATTATCTTCTATAAGAAGCTCTCCACCTTGATAATCATCATTAAGGTAGAACAATGCACCCATTTCTGTACCTGGCTTAGCATCATAATGCATATCCATACCTACACCACTCTTATAAATGCTCATGGTGTACTCAGCAAACTTGTTAAAGCCATCATCAAAATGATCATTTACTTTTTTCTGATAAAAATCAACATATTTCTTTAAATATGGATCTTCAAGGTTAACAACTCCAAGTCTTCCAAATGATCTTTCAAGCATTTTACCTTCAGATTCAAGTTTATCAAGATACGACATAATGTTTTTTGCATCATCTGAATCAAAAAAGTTTGAAATAATTACTACATCATCTCTCATGATTATTTTTTCCTATCTTCTTCATTTTTTAAAAGTGATATTGTAAAAAAATACCTTTTGCCTTTTGTAATAGGTGCTACACCATGCATGGGGTGGGATGGAAAGTAAACCATATCTAGAGCTTTAGGCTTATAACTAAAGTCATCTTCTATCAATAACTCTCCACCTTCATAATTGTCATTGAGATAGAATAATGCTCCCATTTCTAAATTAGGTTCAGCATCAGAGTGCATACGCATATGTGCACCTTCTCTATAAATTGTGCAGATATACCCATTAAATTTATTAAAGCCATCATTAAAATAATTGACTACTTTATTTTGATATTTTTCAACCATTTTATTTAAAAATGGATCATCAAGATTAATAATGCCAACTCTTCCATCTGATCTATCAAACATAATTTTTTCATTTTCAAGCTTATCCATATAAGCCATTAATTCTGTTGCACAGCTGGGTTCAAAAAAATCTGGGACTATAGTTACATCACTTCTTGTCATTTTCTTCATTTTCTTCAAATATAAAGGATGGGGCGGGAGCTAGAACTTTTCCAAGTTCGTGTAATTCTACTAATCCTCTAGCATCTGCACCTAGCTTATCTGCAATAATAGAGAGCATGTCATAATTACGCTGTTCTTGGATAAATATGGCTCCTAATAGCTCTCTAAGGTTGTTTAGAGCCATTTCTAGCCTATTCTGGTAGTCAGTATTAAGCTCTTCTTCTAAATTTCCCATAGCTCATCTCCTATAATCTCTTTAGTAAGATAATTCCACTTATTTGCTTCCATGCCCGCCGAATTATTAATTATTAAATCACCATTTGCGGCATTTTCAGTATAAATCCATTTTAAAGATTGATCAATATCTACTTTACCTGCCAAGATGTGATTATTGCCATCTTTTATATGGATCAATATTGCAAAATTGTCTTCTTCCTGCGACGGCTCAATGTAAGCCCGCTCAATTTCTATTTTTGCCATAAGAAAACAATTTTTGTCCTTTTTTGCTCATTTTTAAACCTTGTCCTCAAATTCTTTTACTGCTGCCAAGACATTTTCATACAATTGTATTCCTACTGTTTGTTCGTACTTACAGGCCAAGCATATTAATTTGATATTGTCATTATAGTCCATAAAATGAGTTAAATCATAAATAACGTCAGGTTCGTTTTGATGATTAGGGCAGGCAAGAAGTTTTACCTTACCTGCCTGCCCTAACTTATAATACTGAGATAATATTTGAATTTTCATCAGTACGCTATGTTTGCCTTCTGAAATACAGATGTGACATATTGATAGACAGTAGGATTCCCTGGAATTGGTTTATTCCATGAATTCATATTGTCTGCCCTTGATGGATATAAATGTGCTGCGACAGCTTTTTTCCAGTCCCCGAATCTTGAATAGTTATAATCAAGTTCGTGGATTACTCTAGCGTCTTGCACCCATTCAGGTGCGGAGCAGGCATCTTTATAGCCCATATAATTGTTCCATGTTTCTTTCATATATTGATAAGCACCACATGCTTGACTGGAATAAGACTTTCTGTAATAAGCATTAATACCGCCAGTTTCCTGCGATTTAATTCCATTAGCTAGTCTTGAGATTATTACCCTTTGATCTACTCTATCTTTTAAATTTAGCATTTTGCTATAAGCGGGCATGTGAAAAAAGTTTCCAGAAGACAGATCATTAACTAAATAAACTGTATTGCTGGTATTGCTTTTATCTTTTATTATATCTATATTAATTATATTTTTAATATTAACTAAATTAGTATATTTATTAATATATAATATATTATTATTATACACTACGGTTTCTGCTGTTAGAGCGTGTGCTTCAGAATTTACTCCAAAAAGCATTGTGATAATGCTCACACAAATCATTAACCATGTTGTTCTTATCCTTGCTTTGTTCTCATTGTTCATTTTGAACCTCCTAGGGAAAGAGTAGTATCAACAATCGTATCATGATATACTTAGAAAAACAAGTCGGGATTTTAAAAAATATGAGAATTTCTTTTACTGGCGACGCAATGCGTTATATGGATCATAACACTGGTTATGGACAAGCGTCTGAAAATATATATAAAACATTTAAGAAATTAAACATTGATTGTGGATTTGAAACAGATAATCCAGATATTGAGATTTCATTTTCAGATCCCTGGAGTCATTACTGGCTAAATAAAAATTCATACAAGATAGCTTACTCTGCATGGGAATCAACTGACCTTGATGATAAAGCTATAAGAGTCATGAAACAAGCTGATGAAATCTGGGGAACTTCTCCTTGGGTTAAAAATATTTTTGAATATCTGTTTCCAAGTAAGCCAGTTAATTTTTATAAACACGGAATTGATGATAGGTTTATTCCTAAAGTAAGAAAAGAACCTCACAAGCCATTTACATTTTTACATATTGGTGAACCAGCATCAAGAAAAGATGCACAATTACTTACAGATAGCTTTATAGAACTTTTTGGAAACAATTCAAACTATAGATTAGTTATTAAAGCATCAAAAATTAGTACTGTAAAAGTAAAAGATAAATGGGGATATGATTCTTCTCCCTCAGCACTTTATAAAAACATAGTTGAAATAAATGATTTTTTAACAAATGAACAACTTGTTGGCTTATACAATCTTTGTGATGTTTTTGTTTACCCGTCATGGGGAGAAGGCTTTGGCTTTCAACCATTAGAAGCACTTGCAATGGGAATGCCTGTAATAAGTACAGATGCTTGGTCGGATTACAAAAAATATATTACTTGCAAGATTGATTCAGATCTTTCAGTAAATACATGGAAGAAGATACACCCTGGATTTATGTACAAGCCGTCAAAA